TACTTATTTTGTCCTTGTCCTAAGTAATCATTTGAACACCAATGAACAATTGTCTTCGGTGAGTATTTAGAATACCAAGTTGCTTTAGGAAAGTTTCCCCTCTCCCTCACTATGTCATTAAAGACTCTATATCTGCCTTCATCTTTAAGAGTATCAACTACATCTTGAAAGTATTTTTTGTTTATCATTTTCTACGCCTTAAGCTGCGTAGGCATCATCCCAATTTCCTGATAGTCCAGCAACCTCATATTCGGTTACACGATTTTCAAAGAAGTTTGTATGGTCAGCACCATTCAATACCCATTCTAACCAAGGTAATGGATTTTCTTTTACCTTAAAGTTTGGTTTCATGCCTAATTGTAATAATCTTCTGTCCGTTATATATTTTATATATTCTTTTACTTCAGATTTTTCAAGGCCTTCAATGGATCCCATCGCATAAGCAAGGTCGATAAACTTATCTTCCAAATCTACAATGTCTTTTGACATTTCATAAATTTCTTTTTTGAACTCATCGTCAACAACACGACTATGTTCTTTTACAAATGCTTTAAATAATTTAGAGTTACCTTCAACATGAATTGATTCGTCTCGTATACTCCATTCAACTACTTTACCCATACCTTTCATTTTACCGAAACGTTGAAAGTTAAGTAACATAACGAAAGAAGCAAATAAAGCAACACCTTCATTAAATACAGATTTTGCTAAAGACAGTCCAAGACCACGTAATGTATTTGTATCTGCCTTACGCATATAGTCAATCTTGTCTGCCATTTCAGAATACTCAAGGAATGCATGGTATTCAGAATCAGGTAAACCTAATGTTTCATTTAATAATGCGTATGCTCTTTGGTGAATACCTTCTCGAGCAGCAAACGATCCTAACATATTACGAATTTCATTGTTCTTAAACTTTGGAATAAATTGGTCGTAATAGTTTTGACCTACAGCAACATCAGACTGAGTAAACAATCTTAAGATGTTAATAATATATTCCTTTTCAACTGGAGTGATCTTACCACCTTTCCAATCTGCTACGTCTTCAGACAAATCTAATTCATCTTCAATCCAATGAGCCTTTTCATGTCTTGTTGTAATTTCAACAGCCCAAGGATAATGAAACGGTTTATATGTTTCACTAAATTCCATTAAGCCACCTTGCTTTTTAATTAAGGTATCAGAGATTGCCATTAGGTCATTATATGTACCGATATGTTTTTCATCAATAAAGATCTGAGGTACAGACCTTACTTCTCTACCATTTGAGATTCTTTGATAAAATGCTAATCTTTGTTCTTCATCATCTAATAACACTTGAGTATAACCAAATCCATGTTGTGTAAACCATGCTTTTGCCTTTTCACAAAAAGGGCAATTTGATTTGGTATAAATTAGTACTTCCATTTTCTTTCCTGTTTTTCTATCATCCTTCGCAGGCGATGCACTCATCTTGTTGTTCCTCCGATCCGTTACTGAACTTAATTGAGTCTGGGTTAATAATATCATCTAACTTTTCGCGTTCCACTTTCTGGGATACGTTTTCTGCACGGTTAGAAGATTCTGTTCTTAAATAATATAATCCTTTACATCCTTGCTTCCACGCTTGATAGTGGGCTTGATGTAGTTCTTTCTTTGTTGCTCCAGCTGGGAAGAAAAGATTTAATGATTGACCTTGACATAGGTACTTTTGTCTTTCTCCTGCTAATTTAACTAAAGCCAACTGATTTAATTCAATCGCTGTTAAGAATACTTCTTTAATATGGTTATCTAAGAAATCTAGGTGTTGCACTGAACCACCATTTGTAATAATCGTTGACCATACCTCTTCGGTATTCTTTCCAATTTTTTCCAATTCTATTTCAAGATATGGATTTTTATTTAGGTGAGATCCCACCCTTGTTCTAGAAGTAAATGCATTTGCTTTCCAAGGTTCAATACTTGGACTTGTATTTACAATCATAGAACTATTTGCGTTTGGAGCAATTGCTAACATATGAGCGTTACGACGACCTGTTCCTTTCATATCAGGAGCTTCACCTCGACGCTTACCCATTTCTAAAGTAGCTTGTAATGCTTCATCTTTAATATTTTTAAATATTGATTCATTCATACCTTCTGCTTGTTCAGAATCAAATGGCACTGAATGTTTTTGTAGATACGAATGGAATCCCATCGCACCTAAACCTAATGACCTTTCTTGTGTTGCTGAGAATCTTGCTTTACTAATCTCATCACCTGCATTATCAATAAAGAACTGTAATACATTATCTAAGTATACGATTAAATCCTTTACCATACTCGTATCTTTCCATTCGTCATACATTTCTAAATTAACAGATGATAAACAACATACCGCTGTCCTTTCTTCAGAGGTCACTAAATGAATTTCGTTACATAGGTTAGACCCCTTAATAGATAGACCCATTGCCTTTTGAGCATCAGGTAAAGCACGGTTAGCAGTATCAATAAAATTAAGATACGGCTCACCTGTTCTATATCTTGTTTCTAAAATTAATTCCCATAGCTTTCTTGCATCAATACTATCACGGACAGATTTATCATTAGGGTCTAGTAAATTCCATTCAACACCTGCCTCTACTGCTTCCATAAATTTGTCTGTAATATTAACTGCGTGGTGTAAATTTAGATTCTTACGATTCACATCACCTGTAGGAATACGCATATTAATAAATTCTACAATGTCAGGATGGTCAACATCCATATATGCAGCATAAGAACCTTTTCTTGTTCTTCCTTGACGATAAGCAACCATATCAGCATCAACAGTATGTAGAAACGGCATAGGACCTGGAGCTTTCTTTGATACAGCACGAATATCAGACCAATGACCACCTACTCCACCACCTTTAACAGATAACCATCTTAACTCTGCGGTATGGTCAATAAGGCCGTCTAATGTGTCTGGTACATAGGTAAGAAAGCAACTGATTGGTAATGCCTTGGCTTTTTCTCCTTTCAATGGCGCATTTGAAAGCACAGGAGATGCATACATAAACCAACCTTTAGAAACATAGTCATAAATTCTTTGGGCAAGTTTTAAATTGCCACCACAAAAAGCAACGGCTGCACGAGCAAACGCATGTTGTGGCGATTTTTCATCTTCTCTACAATAATAATCTTTTAAGAGTTTGAATGACTGTTCTGATAAATCCTTATCTCTTTTTGTTTCTATTTCTATACCTAAATGCTGCATTCTCTGCTCCTGTTATTTTTCTTGTACATATTCGTTGACCAAAGGAAAGATATTACTAATTACTTTTGCTACAGCACGTGCAAGTTCCATGTGTTCAAGTTGAGTACCATTTCCACTTCTCAGTTCAATATAATGAACCCAAGAACGTAGTGTACCATTTACATATAATCTTGAAACTGTATTTCCTTCAGGTAAGACAGCTCTTGCTTGTTCTTTTGCGATTCCTTTTTCAATTGCCCATGAATATAATTGTTTTGATTGACGAATGAACTGTAATTGTTTCATTCTCCATTCTTCATTAATTCTTCGTTGTGCTTCATCGTTTACATCAATAGCAATACTGTTCTGACGATTCTTCGGATCCTGTAGTCTTGCTTCACGAGCAACCATTTCTAAATCTTCCAATGGGTTTGCGTATCGTTGACTAAATTCCTGAAAAGAAAAACTACGATGTCTTAATAATTGACGTGCTATGTCTCTTGTTGTTTCTACTTCCAAACAAAGACTTACCATTTCTAAAGGCGACCAATGTTTGTGCTTGATTAAATAATTAACAAGCTTACCGTTTGTTTCTGTATTATTTTGATTACTAGGATTACTTACTCGTGCGCAGTATGCTACTAGACCCAGTAACGAATTGTCTCCATCTAAATGTTCTTTAGGTGAATCTACCAAATCCGGTACTTGACTATAGGATATCACTTTAACTTTCATTATCTATGTCCTTCTCCATTGTTGAAATTTCAATTTAGCCTCTAAACCTTTATACGTAATTGTTCTCATTAAACTCTCAACACAACTAATTTTACCTGAGAGTACCATTTCATTAATATCCTTTCCTTCAATATCATTAGGCCATATTACAATACTATGACCTGCATCTATTAACTTTTCCATTCTTTTGTGAATCTCTTTATTACGAGGCTCAGCGTCAAAGACAAAGACTGCATTCTCCACATTTTCAAGTGCGTTAGTACCACCGTCAGCTCCAGCCATCGCAACCGCGTTTGATAAAAACATACTATCCAACGCACCCTCAACAACATAATACTTTTCTTTAAAGTTTACTTTGTCAAGTCCAAATATTTTAGGTACTTCCTCAAACATGATGGAAATATACCTTAGCCCGTCTGGGTCAAACCCTCGAGCTGCGACTCCGAAACATTTTCGGTCTTTGTCTAAAAAAGGAATAACTAAGCGAGGCTCGTCTTTCTTTACGTTCTCGAACTTATTTGGAATGATTCCGTTAATCCATTCTTTAAATCTTGGTGCGAAGTAAAGACGGTAATGGTGCTTAGTAGGAATACTCCTTTTATCTATATATTTCTTTACTGGGTGATTATAATCGAGTTGACTGATTTTTTTTAAGTTTTTTAGCACATCTCTGTGAGAGAAATTTGGTTGCTCAAATTTAGTCTGCTCTAGAGTTGATGTTGTCGTTTCAAGAGAGTTATTTGCTTTGCCGATAAATTTTTCGGCAACATAGTCATTGTATGCTAAAGGGTCGATGGCCTTGAGAAAGTTGGAAAAGGAATGACTTGCTCCACAATTATGACAATAGTAGAACAAGGAATTATCTTTCTCAAGGAGCCATCCACGAGCTTTTGACCGACTCTTTTTAGAATCTCCGCAGATAGGACAGCGGAAATTTATCTTATAAGGTCGAGTTTGTTTTATCTTGTATCTGTCCAATCTCCCGGCCAAATGCTGGGCATATTGAATATCCACAAAGTCAAGCATAATATAAAATCCAAATGTTAATTAATCTTTGCGACTATTATAATACAGAACGACTGAAATGTCAATAGTTATTTTTGAAATATAACAGAAAGGTCAGCATAGTTTAATATGAAAGTGATAATAGCAAATGCTCCTAGCATCCACCACTTCAAATTCTCAAGTGAACGAATTTGTTGTTCTTGTATGGCAACTTTATCTTTAACGTCACGTACTATATTTTCAATAATTGCTAAAGTTTCGGCATGTCTTCGTTCGTGAGCAGCTTTTGTTTCTTCTGCCATTAACCGATGTTGTTCTTTGCCATCAACCATTGCGTTTAACATTTCTTCTTTAAACGCTTGCTTGTAATCGTCAAGTTCTTCTTTCATAGCAAGACGCGCTTCCATATTCATGCGTCTTTGGTCTTGTAGCTTTTCATCCAGGAACTCAATCTTGGATTGAAAATTCTCCATGATTTGTTGCTGCACTGCCAAGGACTTAGCAATATCTTGCATTCCATCCACGGCATCATCAACCTTATCAAAAAACTTTCCAATTGATTGAATGTCTTTTTTAATTAATGCGATGTCGGTCTTAACGTGTTGTAAGTCGTCAGACATATTTACTCCAGTATTGGGGTTATTATATCAAAGTATCCATTATATGTCAATGGATATTTATAAAGGCGGCTAAGGAAAAACGAGGTTAAATCAATTATTATCTGATTTATTTTGAATCGCAATGCCTGCGGCGGGTTCATCGTCGATAGTTACGTTCCGATAATATACAATGACTTCACCGAGCTCTCGTATATATCTTCGAAGTTCTTGCGTATTCTTTGACATCAATTGATAGTCTCCAACGGTCATTGCTACAAACACCACATCACCGTTGTTCTTCTTTTTCATATCGTCAAGGAATTTATCAAGGTAAGTATAACCTACGGGCCAGTCAGGGTTCTCGCGCTCTGTTAAAGGACAGTCCTTTGGACGTTTGAATTTTTCATTACCTTCATTATCAAATCTTGGAGGTTCGTATTGTATTGTAGCTTTACATGGGTTTGTAATTACAGCTTCAGATACAACATACCATTTAGGATCGTTTAATTCAATAGGACGCGGTAGTGTCGGTTGAATAATTTCTATCTTAATTGGTTTTGTTACGACCTCAACTTGTTTAGTACCAAATACATTTTGTAAGGTACTACAACCGCTAAGGAACGTCAGGAGCATCAAGCTCGCTAATAGCTTTGCTGTCATTCTCTATGTCCTCAAATACTTCTGCGGTACCATTATTAAATCTTATTTCCATAAGACCGGGTTTGGCAAGTGCAAGTTTATCAAAATTGTGTCGAGCAAATATAGCAAGATACTGGTCTTTCTCTTGCTCTATTTGATTGTAATTACGTTGAAGATTAGATAACGATTCTCCTTGTCTTTCAAAAGATGCTTGCAGTGCTTCCATCGTTGCCTTCTGTTCTTCAACAGCGGCTTCGAGTTTAACTGCGTTCTCTTTTAAAGTTACGTTTTCGTTATATAACCAATATGAACCTAAACCGAGAACCAATATAATTCCTATGAATATTTGGTTAAACATTGTTTAGTCTTCTGTTGTTTCTTCAGTCTCTTCGGGTAAATCAACAGCAGGTTCTTCAGCCGCTAGGTCAGCAGCCATTGTTTCTACTTCTGCGACTTCAGGATGCTCTTGTGTCATATCCTGATATTTATGATTTAAAGCTGTTCTTACACGGCTTGTCATTTCGTCGTCAAAAGCTTTCTTAAGGTTAAGAGGATTGTTATCCAACGCGTTTGCGATTATATCATTTACTGGCATTTCTATTCTCCATATTATATTATAGTAAAATTATTTATACATTCTCTAAACGAACCATTAATCTCTCGGCTCGGTTAGTGACTTGTTTGTGCCATCGAGAATCTCTACCCTCAACAGCGGCTTCTTTCCAATCTCCTTTGAGAATGGCTTCGTGCATTTTCTTAAACTTGCTTAGTCTGGTTCTACCCATATTAAACATCATATTAACCAGGATTTGTTGCACTTCGTCTGGTAAATCTTCAAATATCCCATCTTCGTATAAAGCATTACATTCTGAGATGGCGAGGTCAAGGTCACGCTCGAAGCAGTCCTTAACTCTTTCTTCATCAACTGGAGTTCCGACAGGAGATCCGAATTCAGCATCGGATTCGAGTACCAAGTGGCCAACTCCGAAAGTAGGGTATCCCAGGTGATCATGATAGATTTCATATACCACACCTTCGTCGA